CACTTATGGAAGTGTATAAAGCTAGTAAACAAACGGAATTAGCACCATTTTAAAAAAGGGGGAGATTCATATGACAACTGAAAATTACTTTTCTAAATTAGCTCAAATAGATTGCACGGAACATGTTGAAAAGAAAGGGCGCTTTAATTACTTATCATGGGCATGGGCGGTTAAAAAGCTTCGTGAAGTAGATCCAACAGCAACATGGGAAGTTAAAAGGTTTGATGGAGTACCATACCTTAAAACGGATTGCGGTTACTTTGTGGAAGTTGAAGTCACTGTACAAGGAATACCACTAAGTCAGATTCACCCAATACTTAACAATCAAAATAAGCCAATTGCAGAGCCTAATAGCTTTGATATTAACACAAGTATTCAACGTTGCTTAGTAAAGGCTATAGCACTTCATGGATTGGGATTATACATTTACGCGGGTGAAGATTTACCAGAAGTACAAGAAGAAATGATTACGTCTCAACAAGTTGGTGCAATCAAATTAAATATTAAAAAGTTGGCCACTCTTCGGAAAGTGGATGAAGACACGATTAAAGGATACTTAAGCATCAAAGAAGTTGCTGAATTAACGTTAAAGCAAGCTGAAGAAGTGCTTAAGAAATCAACAAAGTGGGTTAAACAAGCTGAAAAAGAAATTGCAGAAGCTAAAGAAAAAGAAGCAACTGAAGATGTAGAACAAACAAATTAAGGAGTGAAAACCTATGTTAGATAGAAATCAATCAAAAGTCGTCCTCCCTTCATGGGTTAGCGAGGGCGCAAAAAACGAACAAGAAATGAAAGTGAAGGCGATTGAGTACATTACTCCCGATCGCTACCCAGGATACAAAATACTAAATATTAAAGATGGCATTGCGGTATGCAAGAGGGAAGTGAACTAAATGAATTTCATTGATAAAAGACGTGGGTTTTTCATGATAGAGAATGATACGATAGACAATTGTGATTTGGATGTTTATGAATTCAAAGCTTATGCGGTGATTGTAAGACATGCGAATAGAGATACACAGTCAGCGTTCCCATCACTAACAACATTAGCAGAAAAGGTTGGTTGCGGAAGAAAGAAAGTAGTTCAATGCATCAAGTCATTAGAAGAAAAAGGGTACATCCAAAAAGTTAATAGGAAAGATGATCAAGGAAATAACTTATCCAATATTTATTATGTCCTTCCTACCCCTAGTGTCTCACAGAAACCAGTAGTGTCTGAGGGAAACCAGGGTAGTGTCCTAGAGAAACTAGGGGTAGTGTCTGAGGGAAACACTAACAATACTAATCTTAACAATACTAATTTAACAATAAGTAATAGTAGTAAGAACCCCTTCTCATTCTATGAAAGTAACATTGGCGTTTTAAATCCATACATGGCAGACAGCATAGATCAGTGGGTTAAAGATACAAGCGAAGAACTGGTTATAGCGGCTATAGAACGTGCATTAAAGAAGCAAGCTAAATGGAATTACGCTGAAGGCATCCTAAAACAGTGGGCTAACAAAAATATTAGGACTTTAGCTGATGTGGAAGCTTTAGAAGCTGAATACCAACGAAATAAAGGAGCGAAGAACAATGCAGAGAGTGGCGGCAGCAATACCAACCGATATAGCCAAAAAGGTCAATATGACTATGGATTCTGATGTGTGTGATACGCATCGCATGAATAAGATGAAGTTCGGCGGACAAGTTGTTTGCCCTCGATGCTTCCTTGAAAACGAAAGTAAAAAGCTTCAGCAACAGGAACAAGCGAAATACGATGCGGATAAAGCGAACGAGAAGAAGTTCATGTTCCATCAACAGAGCATGATTGCTGATATCAACATTAAGAAAGCAAACTTTGATAACTATAAACCGACTAGCGATGAAGGAGCGAAGAACCTCGAACTCGCAAAGGTCATCGCTACAGATTATCTCAACGGAAAGATTTTTAACACGATTATGGCCGGGAATTGTGGAGCAGGGAAAACACATCTTGCTTACGCTATAGCGGATCAACTTGCAGGAGCAGGAAAGTCAGTTGTCTTCGTTACAGTTGGGGAATTGCTACGGAAGATTAAAAGTACATTCAGTAAAGATTCTACATTAACTGAGGATGCGATCATTCGAAGCTTAGTAAAAGCAGAAGTGTTAATAGTTGATGATTTAGGCGCGGAGTTAGGGGCATTAGATGCCAATACAAAAGCAACAAACTTCATTAATAGGGTGTTATTCGATGTTTTTGATGGTAGGCAAGGTAAATCTACTATCTTTACGACAAACCTTACAGGAGAGCGTTTAGAAGGTGCATATGATGAGCGGATCGTGTCACGTATCTTCAATAAATTTAGGGCGCTAGTTTTCAAAGATACAAAGGATTATAGAAGAAAAGCACTACCATTCTAAGGGGGAATTAAAATGTGTGCATGTAACGGAACGGGAGTAATTCAAAATGATATTGGAGCAGGTATGTATCAGTTTGGGCCATGCATTTGCGAAGCAGCAAATCAAACACCTGAAGAAGTGGATAGAAGGCGTCATGCCGTTATGGCGGAGCTAAGAGAAATTCATCAATTACAACTGGAGGGGAAATGGGATGCCGAGACTTGGGACGGATTTGGAAAAAGAGAATTACACAATGGCATTGCAGCAGAAAAAGTACATGAAGAAATCGCGTCATAACTTATATATCGCTCTAGAAGAGTTGGACCTGGTATTTGATGAAAGTGAAGTAATTCGATTACAAGAAATGTGGAAGGAAGACAAAGGAATCCTTGAAATCGCAAAAGAGTTGGGAAGACACCAATTAGAAATCGCCGCTTTGATTATGGATCAGGCAGATAAAAATATTATTAAATCGCGTCCGATGGGGTTGGGGGCATGAAACAACTAACACTAGAGGACGTTGTAGGGAGTTTCGATTACGCAGCAACAAGCACAGCAGATAAGTTCTTACAGCATAACGCCATAACGTATGAAGTTCACTTTTACGATCAGGATGAGCGACAAAAAATAGATTGGTTTGATGTGAAAACAGAGAGCGAAGCATGGAGCGCGGCAGTGAAAGAGCACGGTAAAGGTATTCAGAAAATTGGAATAAAACATTCAAAGCGTACAAGAGAAGAAATAATGGCATTGGATTAGGGGGAATATGCGTGAAATACAAACCTGTACCAACGTGGGAAGACTATGAAATAGCCAAAAGTAACGGAATTAGCAAAAACAATGTAGATGCCCGTGTTCAATCCCTTAATTGGGATATAGAAAAAGCGATAACAAAGCCACTGAATAAGTTCGACAAATATTATGTGGAGTTAGCAAAAAAGAATGGAATTGCATACCACACATATCTTAAAAGGCTTTCGCTTGGATGGAGTGAAATAAAAGCGGCTACAAAGCCTACAAGGAAATATAAAAAGAAACAAATCAGCTAGGGAGGAAACATGGAGCAAGACGTTTTAATCAACAAATTAATCGATAATCACATATTCAAGCTACCGGATGGGCGCGACTTGTTTGAAGGGAGTTGCGAGGAACTGGCGGGGCTACTAAAAGGAGCGGAGATAATGAATTTGAGAGTGAAAATTAAACGATTGAAAGATGTAGAAATGCCACGATATGCGAAACCTGGGGATAGTGGTTTTGATCTTGTAGCAGCAGAGGACACGATTATTTGGCCAGGCGAAACAAAGGTTGTACCAACTGGATTAGCATTTGAGATTCCGCCAGGATATGAGTTGCAGGTGCGCCCGCGTAGTGGTATGACCCGTGATACAAAGTTACGAGTGGTGCTTGGAACTGTAGATAGTGGTTTTAGAGGAGAGATTGGTGTTCTAGTTGATAACATTGAAGTCCCTAAAGAGGCAAGTATGCAAGCCAATGTAATTGAAAGAGGAACTCGTATTGCTCAAGGCGTCATAGCGCCAGTGGAAACAGCTCATTTTGTTGAGGTGGACTGGCTATCGGAATCAGAAAGGGGAAGTATGGGCTTCGGATCAACGGGGATTAAATAAAAAAGGCTAGGATTTTCTCCTAGCAAAGAGTTATGTCGTACAGAAAGGTGCAAATCTGGTGTTTGCAATTTCATTATATAACTTTTATCAAGCGGATAGGTTGAATCATAGCAATCTTTACGTAAGTTTTACATGATATTGAAATTTTTGATAGAGGCCAAATTTAAAATTTGTACAAATAAGCAGGGAGTGTGGGGATAATCTTATAGGTAAAAAAAGGCTCAATTCTCAAAAGGGAGAGAGTTGAGCCTGTGGATGTAATTACTAAGTTTTCGGGTTGATGAAAACTAGTAATTAAGTAAAATCACCCTAGGGTTAGGGGGTCTAGGGTTTCAAGGCTTGGTATATCTCACACGACATAATAAAAAGATTAGAACGTATTGAAGATAACACATGAATGTTTCATAAATGTATCAAAAAAGTGAACAAAATCGTTATTTTAATTGTTGCAGCCCCTTGAAGGGCGCTTCAAGGGGCTAAGATTCGAGAATTTTTAAACTCTTGTTTAATTACATGAAAACTCCCTAAAGAGTATCTATGGAATTTTAACACTTAACTGATTATTTTTACAGATATATATTGAAACTCGAATCTTAATAAAAGAAACCCCGTTTATTCACGGGGCTTCTAAGAGTAATTGTCAAGTAATGACGTACTCGACTAATTAACCATATCATGAATTTTTTGGCAAAAATACTGGTAAATGTGTCCAAATGAATGGGAGCATCATTTTCAATAAAAACACTATTTGATAGTTAATTTTTATAAATAAATAGAGCACATTCGTGAATGTGCTCTAAGTAAATGCCTTAAGAAGGAGATCTTAAGGAATTCCAATTGTTAATATACTATATGCTTGTCTTTAAAAAGTGTGACTGAAATAAAAATTTTATTTTGTCATAAATAAAAGAGCAGTTAGCCCAGTCTAACTGCTCGACACAAAGGTAATAATCTAGATGCATAGATATTATATGCCGAATTATTGTTTTTATTCAAGAAGGAGTAAAGATGTCTTTAAGAAACAGGAGGAGGAACGAAACAAAAGAGCAGCTAGCAAAAGCTAACTGCTCATCTCCAAGGGGGAACTAGGAGAAAGGCTAGGGACTTCATTAAATGGGTTCAGGCTATTGCCTATCTATATTATTGACGGAATATTGAGTTTTATCCAAGGGGTTACTAAATATGTAGGTTACATGAGAAGTCCTATTAACATCCAGGCTGCCCCGATCAGAATTAAAGTTTCGAATGTAATCCAAAACTTCCTTTTTTCTGGTTTTTGAAATTCTTTAATTACAGAAAATATGGCACTGATTCCTACGAGAGTAAAAAGAGCGATTCGGATTGTTTCAGTCATTTGCATCACCACCTAAGATTTGAATAGTTTAATTATATATTAATTACTATTTTATGGAAACTTAATAAAATAATCCTCTTAATAGGAAGTGAGGTTACTAGAAATAATGATTCAATTCACAATAATGACAGAACCTGTGGCACAAGGGAGACCTAGAGCAAGCACGGTTCACGGGAAAGTTAGAATGTATGATCCAAAGAAGTCCAGGGACTTTAAACGATATGTTAGTGCAATTGCGGCAAAGTTCGCTCCTACAAGTTTGCTAGCAGGACCGCTACAACTTGAGGTGAAGGTGTACAAGCCTTCTCTCAAATCCTTCTCCAGGAAGAAAGCATTAGCAGCAGAAGAAGGATTGCTAAGACCTACAACAAAGCCTGACGTTGATAACTATGTAAAAGGAGTAAAAGACGCACTTAACAAGGTTATATGGCATGATGACAGCCAGGTAGTGGATCTAAAGGTAAGTAAATGGTATTCAGAGAAACCACGTGTCGAAGTAACTGTAAAGGAGCTGAACGGATGACAAAGACAAAAATATACGTTTGGGATCGTATTGAAGGTAACGATAGAGTTATAGATGTGTATTTTTCTAGACCAGCTAAATTTAGTTATATTGATTGGATTTAATGGATAGTGGAACCATGACTAACAGTGTGGTGGGGGCTGTATTGTAGTCATCGTTCCCTTATTCAACAAAGAGACATTAAAATTTCACGTACCTGATGTGAATGTAAAAACCAAAATTCGAAATAGGGGGATTCCTTCATGGAGAGACAATTAACATTATTACCGGATATCGATGATAAGAAAGTACAAAAGGAAGTAGTAAGTGTATTAAAGGAGTACAGAGCACTCAAAATGAGATTTAGTAATGATGTAGAGCAGGAAGGAATTAGTTTATTCCCTGAGCTACGTGATTCAAGGAATACGAGCAAATGGAAGGTGCAGCAGGTAGAGAAAGCATTGAACAATTTATTAGATGAGGATGAGCGTAAAATCGTTGAGCGTAAGTTCCTGACGAATGAGAGAGTAAAAGATTCAGATGTTTATCACGATCTACTACTCAAGAAGACATACTTCTATGAGAAGAAGCAGAGTGCGGTTAAATTGATTGCTACAGCGCTTGGAATCATCTAAAAACAGCGAACAAAACTCGAACTTTTTGGGGGACTAAATAAAATGCTAAAAATTATAAATTATATGTACAAGCCCTTTGACAACCGCATATCGAAGAGGATTAGTACACCTATAAGTGAAACGTTCTTATGCGAGAACGTCACGGTAACGTATACCGCATAGTAGGGCGGGCAAGGCGGTACGAACCCGCAAAAGACGAAAAGACCAATGAATGTATTACAATGACATATTCCAGTGTGGCGGGTGCGGGATAACTCGTATTCGTCATGCTGTTTCTATTATATTTGGTATTCAGCCCAGATGCGTCCTCTGGGTTGATAGTGAATATAAGTCTATTACTCTCTGTTATTTGTTTCTGAAAATGGAATGGGGTGGTTGTTCATGATTGAATGAACATCGTATTTATGGACAGTAAACAAAATTAAAATAGGCTTCTCTTCACCAGTTTGGACGATATAAATTGCACTTTTAACGAATTACTCACATCTTTCGTTAGCAGAGAGCTTCCGCTCTTTGTTTGAGGTAACAGCGTACCTGGTGGGTGGTATCGGTTCAATTCCCGTATGCTCTAATTGAGCAAGATGGCACTCGTGAGACTATTGTAGGTTCGATTCCTACCGCCTGTTACCTCAAACAAGGCGTCGGAAGAAATATATACGTCTTGATATAAATTTTAAAAAAACTTTATAAGAGAGTGCCTACCTCTCTTTGAGCATATAGAAAACTGTATGTTGAAAGAGGTTATGGACCTCATACTTTGGGACTTGCTCCCCGGCGCAACTGAGCGCAGATTGATCAGAAGTAAGTAACTCGAGCAATACTTACTTCAAAGGATATAAAGAGCATATTCTTGCTCTTCTCCCAGTCACTGACACAGGGCGTGTAGCCATACTAGTTGATGCGGTGGCTTGGAGAAGGTTGAGAGTAATCTTGACCTTGAAATGATTGCGAAATTCCCCTTTCGTGAATGATTTCTCCCATCCCCTTTAATATTTTTATAAGTCATGAAAGAACCCTTACGTAATTGTAGCGGTTCTTTTGTATAATTAAATTATTACGGTTATAAGGGAGAGTGTGGGATGAAAACACCGATACCTATGTCAGCTACAAGGTTTAAAAAAACTATCGGGGAATATATAAGGATTACTTTTAAGGGGACAAAAGAAGAGTTTGGTCTCCATGGATTTCTAAAAAGTAAGAATGAAGAATGCAAAGATCGATATAAAGTTTGCGTATTTCAAACCATTAATCGTGTAGCTCATGAAGTTTTAGTTAAAGAGGGCTTAATTAGAGAAGATGATATATTAGTTCCTATAGCTACTGTTGAAGATATAGATTATGAGTGGGAAATACAAAGTACCGATTTAATGAAGAAGTTTTTTAAAACAGATAGTATCAGAAATAGTGATCGGGCTGAACATTTCACCTATACAGAACCATTTAATACTACTTTTACTTATCTGGGCAATATATCAATGGCGGATAGCGTAGAGGAGACATACTTTTTAAATAATGAAATTTCGAAGTTTGCTAAAGAAGTTGTAAAAACATATAAAAATAAAATATAAGTACAATCAAGCATCCATAACGGGTGCTTTTTTCTTTGTTATATAGAAATTACACATTAAACGATTTTAATAGGTGTCTTAGGTATAGTTGGGGAGAGTCATCATATAATGATACTGAACGGTTACATTACTGATATCCCGCGAGAAAAAGCACTCTTATAATGAGCGCTTTTTCTTGTTTGCACCTTTTGATGAGGACAAGCATATATTGAAGTATAGGACAGGCTCACTCGCTTGTATCTATCTTATTTCAATACTCATTGAAAACCTTTATCACATTAAGAGCATCTACTGACGCAGGTGCTCTCTTTTTATTGAACAAAATGGACATTTGGTTAGCAGGATTCTGTATAAATAGGTAGAATCTAATTACTTGGTTTACATTTTAATCCAAGGGGTACAAATTCGATGCGACGTGAAAAGGATTTGTTGAAACAATGGAAGGTGGATTTGCAAGCTGTTCAAGAAGAGAAAAGGCTGAAGAAGAAGGCTAAGAAAAAGAATAAGAAATATAGCATTCCTGGTAATACAGCTGACTTCATGAATGGCAAGAATACTTATCGTAAAGAGAATGGGGTATGGAAGCACAGGAATAAATAATATGAGGATATATGATTTTGATTAAGTGTATAGAATGGTTGTAGGCGCTACCGTAATCTGGGTGCATCTTGTTTGTTGTTAAGGAAAGATAAGGAAAAAAAGAGGACGAAAGCCCTCTTTTTAATAAATACCTAAGGTTTACCCACAAATTGGAATCCCTGCTACTATTAAAGTCAATGCTACTTCAAGAGAAATCTCTAATCTAGCAATTTCGATTCCAGCGACGGAGACTACTAAAAGAGGTTGTCCATTAACGAACAAAATACAACGTTCCATGCTTACACCTCCTTTCTAGCAATCTACTATAGTATATGAATCGAATAATAATATGTAATAGTTGAATTGATGGATTTAATAGAATTAATAGATTTGCCCTGTTTTACAAAACAAACGAACACAACGAACGAAAAAGAAAAGTAAGAATCAAATGATTCCTGCTTGGTGGAGAACTTGGATTAATTTAGCGATAGCTAAAGTGAAACTGACAATATCATATTCCCGTTCTGAAATCCTAGTACCATTATCTAACACTGTCTTTTTAAATTTCATTTTCATAACCTCCTTATACATTTATAGGGGCATGGTCTTTAGGTTTTAGGTCTTACGAGGGTATATACAAAATTCAAGAAGGTTCTCCATATGAAAAATGATGAAAAATACAGGTAGTTAACAAGGTGAAGTTTATGCAGGAAATAACGGTGATTAGGTGCCGAAAATGGCGGTTTTAAGCCAATGTATAAAATTATGAATACCTCGTATTCATTGGAAATTAAGAAAACGCTGATACTAAGGTATTTCCCGTTAGTGGTGTTAACATAATGCAAGTTATCGGCAGTCATTTCGTGTATAATATTCATTTCCCTGCATAAATTAGTTTTCGTTATGGATTTTTTAAAATATGATTCTTTTGAGATGGTTTTGTGGGAGTTCATATAAATAAAATAGAAACTCGCCATAAACATTTCTTATAACTAAGAATACTTATGTAAATATGGGAAGCAGATTTGATTCTTGGAATGAGGGGATCGATGTGGATATAACATATGCTATGGCGAGAATAGTGGTTAATGGGAAAGATCTTCCGTTTACTTCAGTTCGGACTACTGCGTGGATAAATGGACCTGCGAATGATTTAATTGTTACGACTAAGCAAAGAGTAGATGAGCTTTATCGGTTTATGTGGTCACGGGTGCCAGTCATGCTAACGATGTATTTTGTTCAGGGAGCGGACATAGTGAGATTTGCTCGAGTTGCAGGAGTTGATGAAAGTATAATGGGAGAATATATATATCATTTTATTTGGTAATAAGCCAAACTTTAAGTAGCCTAACAGCTGCTTTTTTATTTTATAAGGAATTGATTATAATGACTGTTTATTTATGGTAATATGAGTGGAAAAAGATGGTGGATGAATGATATTAGGATTAAGTTTAATTGTATTAGGGATTTTAATTATTGGTATAACTACGTCCTATATAGCAAGGGAAAATGGAGGGATAAGTTGGAAAGAAGTCCTGGT